GGATCGCAAGACCTTTACTGTATAAATAAACAGGTGCTAGGCTGGCGCTGCTTTGTGCACAGAGCAGGAGCCTTGGCGGGACTTGCAGGGACAATCTGCGGGGACGGTGGCCAGGCTGGATGTTGACGCATCCAGACTGGCCGCTCCTTTTACTTTAATTTTTGAAACCTTTGACTCGGGACGACTCATGCGCCCGGGCGATCAATCGGCCACTTCAAGCACGACTTTCTGCGGCTTGCCGGAGGCCTTGGCCTTGCCCTCCTTGCCGCCATTGCACTCTACCGACACCGTCCACCCGGACGGGGTGAAGGTGTGATCCACCGACTCCACAAGGTATTCGCCATCGAGGCCGCGCTTGAAGCCTTGCGCCTGGATCATGACTTCGGTAAACAGGTCGGTCCGACCCGGCAGGTCGAGGCGCACCGAGGCGGTCGAACGATTGAACGCCGCCAGGCGCGCCTTGGCCGCTTCGTCGGCCGCCGTGCGGTCCGGATAGATGTGGCGATCGGTATGCACCGGCGGCAGGCCTTCGGGCACGTTGGGATTGTCCAGGTGCGAGATCAGCAGCTCGCCGCTCACCGGGTCTTGGTACTGGGTGCTGACGCCCTGGTGGGCACTGCGGTCGCTCAAGCGAAACTGCCAGCGGGTCACGTCATTGCGTTGCAAGGTGATCACACCCAAGGCCTGACCACTGGCGCTCTGCCCGCCTTGTCGCGGCAAGACCAGCAGCTTTCCGTCGGCCACCTTGGCCGTGCAGTCGTGCTTCTTGGCCACCCGGGTGATGAAGTTGAAGTCGGATTCATTGAGCTGGTCCATGCGCGGCACCCGGGTGTCGACCGGGCACGACGGCTGCCAGCCATTGCGCGCGGCCACGTCGCCGACGATCTGCGCCAGGCTGACGTCCTCCCAACTGCCGCTGCGCGTGGTTTTGCCACTGCCACGCATGTCGCTGGCCTTGCCGCTGATCACCAGCGTGTCCGGTGGGCCGGAAACCGCCACCTCGTCCACGGTGTAGCGGCCCATGCGCGTCAGGTCGGCGCCGGCATAACCCAGGTAGACTTCGATGCTCGCGCCACGCACGGGCAGCGCCACCGCGCCGTCACGATCGTCGATGCGCAACTCAAACGAATCTGAGGCCATCCCGGGCCGGTCGGCCAGTTGCAGCGACACCAGCCGATCGTTGATCAAGGTGGTGATGTCGGCGCCGTCGGCGACGATACGAAACAGCGGTTGCATCGTGGTACTCCAGGCAAGAAAAAGCCCGCACTGAGCGGGCTGGGTAATGGGATCAATCCCAGAGTGAAATCACGCTGTCGGGCTCGATCACCAGATCCGGCAGCGTGATCAATACACCCGCCCGGAACGGTTGCGGCTCATCGGCCAGTCCCTGATTGGCCGCTAGCACCGCCTCGACGCTGTGGTTCAGGTGGCCGTAATAGTGGTGACACAGGGTGTCGAGCAGATCCCCGTCAGCTGTTCTGCAAGTCATCGCCATAACGGACAAACTCCAATGAAAAGCCTTGCTTGCGCGGAATGGCGCCGGGCAGCAAAGCGCTTTGCTCTTCGTCGATGTTGGTCAGGCACCAGTTGCCCAGCACCTCGCCGTAACCAGTGGTCAAGTTCAGCGGCAGCAACTTGGCGCCGATGCTGCGCAGCGTATCCAGCTGCTTCAGTCCACCCTTGAAGCTCGGGTAGATCGCACCCTTGATGGTGATTTTCTCCTCGCCCAGCCCCACGGCCTGTTGCGCCGGGCGCCGGGTCAGACGTTCCTGCGCCGCCCAGCGAAACGAAGTCTGCCGGCGCAGCTCGTCAAACGCCGCCGTGTCCAGGTTGAAGTAATACGGCCGCTCGTTGGCCTTGAGCGGATAGATGATCAGCAGGTGCGGGAACGGCTTCACCGCGTCCGGGATCGGCGTCATGTCGCCAGCAAACCATTCCGTGGGCAGGATGTTGCCCAACGCGGCATTGGCCTTGCCGGCGACCTTGTTGAATGCCGCGCCAAACCGGCCGATCTGCTCAGTCAACGCGGAAAAGTGCTCATCAAACTGGGCCAGCGCGCGCTGGGTCTGGTTGTAGTAGCTGGCGACCTTGCCGATCTTGGCCTGCGCCGAGTTGATCGCCTCCTGCAGACGCCGGGTCTTGTCGCTCAGGTCTTCGCTGATAAAGGGCAAACCTTCCAACGCATCGGCCGCCCCGCTGATTTCATTGAGTGCACCATTCATGGGCCCAGTCATCGACTCGATGTCAGTGCGCCCGGCTTCACCGGCATCGACCATGTACTTGAGCCCGCCCTGCAAGTGCTGCAGGTAGGTCTTTTCATCCGCCATAACACTTCCTTAGCCCACATGGGGCGCATCAAACAACTGGCGGTCGCGCGCTTCCCGAGCGAAGTCGTCAAACTGGCGCCGCAGGTACGGCATCATTTCCCGGACTAACTGCGCCGGGTCTTTCACATCACCCTGCACCTGAAAAACCGGGGCCGGGGCGAAGGTAAATTGCTGATCGACCTTCGGCCACTCGGGTGTCTTCGCTGCCATGCTCGACATTAATGCCGCCGCCGTGACCGGCGCGGCGGGGGCGTTTTCCATCGAGCGCACGACCGCGCCAACCCCCTGGCCGGCGGCCATGGGAAAGATGCCGAGCGGTGCTTTGCGTACGATTGGCGTGTCCGGCCCACCAAATAAAGCCTTGCCCATGGTCGCGCCCACGTCGCCGCCGCCCCACGCCCCGAGCCAGGCACCGATCATTCCGCCCACTGCGGTGCCCAACAACGGTATGACCGAACCGATGGCGGCGCCGGCGGCGGCGCCAGCCAATCCACCGGCAAGCCCACCCGCCGCCTCGCCGTAGCCTTCGGCCTTCTCATCGCGAGTGGTCGCATTCTGGTAAGTGTCCAACACCTGAACGCCGGCACCGACCACCGCCAGCGCCCCGCCCACTTTCATGCCACGGGACATCCGACTTGCAGGGCTTTTGCCCTTTCCGCCCTTCCCTTCTTTGCCGTGATCCAGCCCGTCGTCATCGCCGTCATTCGCGTTGGTCACGAACACCCGCTGCACGATATTGGACCGGTCGCCGGCCGAACCGCGCGCGATGTTGGCCAGACCCCGGCCGATCTTTAGCATGGCCAACGCCTTGCCCAGCACCAGCGCTCCGGCACTCACTGCCGCCAGGCCCAGCACCACTTGGGGCGCTTGCTCGGACAACGCGGTCAAGCCCCGCGCCGCGCCGCTGATACCGGTGGCCAGCGCATCCGTCGCCGGGCGCAGGGCATCCCCGATGGCGCGCAACGAATCGTTGAACGCCTGACCGGTTTCGGCCCAGCGTTGCGCTGACGTTTCACGCCGTTCATTCAGGTTTTTGTCGAGAATGTCCTTGCGCGGGCCGTTGGGGTCCGAGGCGCCTTTTTTCAGGTCCGCGTAGAATTTTTTGTTCTGGGTGTACGCCATCAGGGCCGTCTTGACCTGCATGTCGGCAAACACATCGCCGGTACGCAAAGTGGCGGCCAAGGCATCGGCCATCGCTTGCGCCTTGGCCGGGTCCGTCTCCTGGCTGATCTGGGTCAGCCCCTGATTCAGCTGCTTGGCCTTTTTCGGATCGGTCTTTTCCACGTACCGGCGCGCCAGTTCGAAACTGGCTTCAAAGGTCGACAGGCCCTTGCCAATGGCGGCATTCATCGAGCCCTGATAGTCGATCCCGGCATCGGCATACCCTTTGACCGTTTCCCCTGAACCGATTTTCGAAATCCAGTTTTTCAGGTTGTTCGCCGCCTCATCGGCACTGCCGGCGCTCTTGATCTGCACCTGCAGCATGGCGCCCAGTTGCGTCACCGCCTCCTGGCCGGTGATGCCGCTGCTGGCCATCTGCGCCAACAGTTCCGGAAACCACTTGGCCATGTCGGCCGCCTCGAAACTGCCTTGCTGGCCCAGCAGTGCAACCGACGCCAGGGCCTGTTCCATTTTTTTCGGGTCGGTGATCTTGGCGTTGTTCTGCATCGCCAAAATCATCTTCGCCGTATCGGTACCCGACGCGCCCTGCCCGACCGCAAACTTGGCCGCCACCGGCGCATACTTCAGCGCTTCGGTCAGATCCATGCCGCCACCAACCAGCTGGTTCACCAACTCGGCCACCTGGGTGTTGGCCATGCCGGTGTCTTTTGAGGTCTGGACGATGTCACGGGCGGTGTTCACTTCCTGCTGGGTGTTGGCGGTACCGGACTTGATCGCGATGTCACGAATAATCGCCTGAAAATCCGCGCTGACCTTGGTCGGCACGGCGGCCAGGGTGGTACCGGCCACCGCCGTGCCGAATCCACTGCGCAGGCTCTCTCGCCCCTCTTCCACCTGCCCCATCCCTTTGGCCTTGAACTCGGCACTGCGCACCACCTTGCCCAGTGCCAGGTACTCCTGACGCAAGCGCCCGACCTCAATACCCTGCTTACGCAGACTGGCGTTGTTGGCCTCCAGCTTTTTGAGCAGCGCGCCGGCATTGGCCGCGCCGCTGTCGTGGGCTTTTTTCCATTCCTCGCGTAGACGCATGGTCTCGCCGATGACTTTCTGCAAGCCCTTGGCGCGTGTGGTTTGCGCCTCGAGCTTTTTCATTTCGCCGCTGACATTCTTGAAGGCGGCGCCCAGGGATGAATCGACGGCGCCGCCAATCACCAGCCCGAGCGAGAGTTTGTTCGCCATGCAGGGTACCTGTGTGCAAAGGAGATGGGCTCAATCCGTGAGCCACCAGACCATCTCGGAAAACGACAGCCCCTGAATCTCGGCCGCCGAAAAGTTCAGCTCGACGGCCAAGCGTTTAGCCAGGGCTTTTTGCAGCTTGGGGTTAAACCCCGTCATCTGCTCCCACACGAAAATAGGCGGTCTGCAGACGACGATAATCACGCATCAGCAGCCCCTCCAGATCCGCGCGGCCGATGCTCGCAAGACTGCAGAACAAAACCATTTCCTGTTCTTCTTCGTTGCTACCGCCCTGCAAGGTGGCGGCGCGCATCTCGCGCACCGTCGGTTCACGCAGGGTCAGTTTGTCGACCTGAATACCGTTGGCTTGGCTCGCCCGGGACAGGGTCACGGTGGCGATGCCGCTGCCCAGTTGCAGCCACTTGGGCAGGTCGTTGTCTTTCGCATTGCTCATGGTGTTGCTCCTTACATGCCCAGGGCGGACCGCACAGCGGCCAGTTGATCGGTACCATCGATGACGCGGATCGAGTTGAGGGGATCGATTTCAAACATCACGCTGCCGTCGATTTCCAGCTTGTAATAGGTCACCGCAACGGCGTACTTGAACTCGCCCTTTTCGCCCGGTTTCCAGTCCCCCGGGTCGACTTCCTTGAGGCTGCCACGCAGGGTGGCGACCACCGACTTGACCACACCTTTCTGGCCCTTAAAGGCACCGCGGAACGAGGCGTTGAACCCGGTCAAGTCGGACTGGCCGAAGAACTTCAGCACCTCGCGGCGCACCCCATTGGTGAGGAAGCTGGCTTCCAGCTTCTCCATACCCATGTCGAGTTCGACCGCCGCATCCATGCCGCCCGCTCGGTATTCGTCAGTCTTGAGGGTCAACTTGGGCAGGGTCAGGCTCGGCACGTCGCCTTGCAGGCTGATGCCGTCCACGAACAGGTTGGTGTTGTAGAGCACTTCAGGAATCATAAAACGGCCTCCTTAGGCTGAGGTGTCCAGCACTTCAGTGATCCACTGATCGGTCACCTCCACGCGGAAGTTCGGGTTTTCGGCCGGCGGCACATCGGTGAACCGGATGTTCCAGTACACCTTGCCGTCGCTGAGTTCGCTGGAGGTGTTCAGCTCTTCGTCGGCATAGACCTCAAAGTTGATGATCGCGCCCTGATTCTTCAGGTCGCGCATGAACGCCTGCAGGCCTTCGGTCACGTCCTTGACGTAGGTCGCAGTGATCGAGCGGTCGACGGCCCACTTGTGCGCGTAGAGGATGGCGTCCATGACGATATCCAGCGTGCGCACGCGGGTGACGAACTTCCATTTCGGGTCGCTGGACAGCGTACGGTTGCCCCACAGGCGGTAGCCGTCATCACGGATGATCGTGGTGATGTTCGCGTTGTTCAGCACGTTGGCCCGGCAGGAGGGATCGCCATCGAGAAACTCGATCGGCCGCGTGGTGCCGGTGATGCCGACGAACTCCTTGTTCGATGGCGAAGCCCAGAAACCGTAGGTGGCATCGGTCCAGGCAAACAGGCCGGCGGTCCAGGCCGACGCCGGCGCGTTGACCGTGGCACTGATTCCGGTGTCCCAGAACTGCACGCCCGGATCGACCATGTAAGCGTGTTTGCTGCCGAAGTTGCCGGCGTACTCAATGGCGGCTTCGTCGGTGGTGTTCGGCCCGTCGAGGATGGCCATGGCCCGCATCTTGTCGCCCAGTGCCACCAGCTCGGTGCCCACCGCCAGCGTCGCCGAGTACCCCGGCGTCACCAACAACCGTGGCTGGGCGTTGAACTTGCTTTTGCCGTTGAGCAACGCCTGCATGCCAGTACGGCTGCCGTCGGCCCAAACGCCACCGATGATCGCGGACAACTGCTCGGCCGGGTCGTCCAGCAGCGGCACACCGACAGCGACAATCACTGCCTTCGAACGCTTGAAAATCGCTTTGCAGTCCTGAGTGATGGCCGCGTCCGGCCCCCAGGCGGCCACCGCTTCGCTTTCGCGGGTGATCAGCAGCAATTCGTTGGCCGCTGCGGTGGCCGGCGGCCCCACGGTGAAGGTGTTGCACAGGCCGATGATCGACGCGGACGGGGTGGCGATATGCCGGGCGCCGGTGTCCACTAAGGTCACAGTGACGCCGTGAAAAAAACTCATAGAGTGATGCTCCAGAAACGAAAAAGCCCCGCATAAGCGAGGCCGTGGGGATGTGCGGTGACGTGCAGCATGGACAAGAAAATGCCCCGGCAATGCGGGGCGTCAGGACGCGGTGCTGGTCAGTCCGTCCGGCTTTAACGGCCGTTTATCACTGGCTGGAAAGTCTGGCGAAAGAGGCCAGGCCCGCAGTTCATTGCGGTAGGTGCGCCAGGCGGATTCCGTGCTGAGCGCAGCCGGGTCAGCATCCAGGTGTTTGTCGAGCTCTCTGCCCGCCCAATGCAGTTCATTTTCGATCCACGACTGTTCTCGACGGCTCTGAAGCGCCAGATCGAGTGTGGCATCCAGCACCCAATCGAGACCATCCCAGAGATGGGCCGCACTCGGTCGCGGCAACGCCGTCAGTTCGGCCGGTAACTCGCCGGGCATCGAATGCGTTACTTCAGCACCATCGGTGGTGCGGAAAGCCACGCCCCGGAAGTCGGGCACGACACCCCATGCATCCTGCTGCCTAACGACCACCTGTTGTTCCGGAGCTTGTGGTGGTTCATCCAGCGTTGCGCCAGCCGGTAGACCGCAGCCACGGCTCACATAGATTTCGTGCTGTCCGAGGTATTCACCGGTGGTTTCACTGAACGTGTAAACGTCGATCCACCCACTCTCATCAAAAAAGCCATTCACTAAAGTAGTCATCAATACATCCTGCAGATGTAGTTGTAAGCGACGTTGCGCATCCGGGTTTCTGGACTCACACGGACGACGGCTGAAGGATTGAAAGTTACCGACATGTTGCCCGTTGTACTGACTCGTGGTGCAGCGGGTATATCACTCGTCATGTAACCAGTAGCCGTAAATACGCCGGTCGCGGTATTCACCAGCAACATCGAATCATCGTCCTGCAGCCTGAGTTCACCCGTCATGTTTTGTAGCGCGTCGAGTTGAAGGCTCAACACAGGGCGCCCATAGTCGGGATCGATTCCGCGCCCGCCATCCAGACCACGAATCGACTCGGCGCGCATGTCTGGCAGCATTCCAGTGGGATACACGGCGGCCAACGCCGGGAAGGCCGTCACGTCGAACGGCTGCCCCCCCATCAAAACGCATTTGTCGGGTGGCGTAGCGGTTGGCCATGGAAACGGCACGCCGACAGGGACGGCAAATATGGAAGCAGGATCAAAATTGCTTTCGGTCCAGATCCTCCCGAAGTCGGATGCATCAACCTGTAAACCCACGTCGCTCGAGGCGGGTCGATAACCAATGTAGACCTTGTTCGACTCTTGACCCGCACCACCGCCTTGCTGAATGGGAGTGAAACCCAACGCCGGCTGGTACGCAGCAGGGTCAAAGTTACTTGTGTTCCAACCCGTTACCCACTCACTGAATACATATCCCTCTGGGGTCAGAACACCGCCACGAGTAAGAGTTGTACCGGTGTTATAGCCGATGATTTGTTGCCAGAGGGTGTCTTGACTGACCGCAACCAGCATGGGGGAGAATTGACCGCCAGCTGGAACGTTCGGTCCGGAGTTCACCCGGTAAATGCCCACGGTGGTGACTGTGTTTAGATCGGTGCCGTCGGGAAGGACAATCCCCCCGTGACCGATGCCATAAGCACCCGTGAGCAATACACGGCCTGGCGTGTCATCTTGGGGGTAGATTTGTTTAAACAGATTGGTTGAGTCCCAGATGCTTTCCCATTCGCCCCAAACACCGGCAGTCAAGGCCCGGCGATGTAGGGTGTGGTCGGCATTACCATAAATCTCTTGGAAGGCGTATTGACCTGGTGTAATCGCCGAGACGCGAACCCAACCCTCATAGATCCCGCCTCCTGGCCCTCCTATGCCATTGCTGATGAAATAGAGGGCCGTCTCCGCGTTCAAGCCACCGATGTCAACATCACTGACCGCATAGGCTGGCCCGCCCCAGCCGAACGCTCCGACCTTCATCAGCGCATCAGGCGTTCCATCGTGCAGATCAACCTGCACAGCAGCGGTCGCGGCGGTGCCCAGCCCGAGGTTATTCCGAGCCTCGACCACATCCGCAACATCGCCCAGGTTTTCACTGGACGCCAGGGCATCGGTGATGCCGTAGCCGTCCAGGGTGGTCGGGTTGGTACCGGCGATCACACGCCCAAGGGCATCGACGGTGACACTGCGAAACGTGCCCACACCGACCCCACTGCCGCCCGCGATCATTTCAAACTGCAAACCGGTGGTGCCGAGCGTAATCGGCGCGTCGGTGACCAGTTGCCAGAGGCTGTCGCCGTTGGTCGTGCCCTGCTCGACGTGGATGAACAACCCCGGAGTCACTTCCAGGCTGTTGTCGGCATCGGCGGCCCGCGTCCAGCCTTCGGCGCTGGCGACATACAGGCCGTTGTCCTGGGCTTCTGCCTGGGCAGTCACCAGCACGCGGTCACCGACGACCACCCCCACGTCATCGATGGTCTGCACATTGCTCAGGGTGATGGGGACCGTGGCCGCCACCCGCGCTGACTGTTTGGCATCGAGCTTGGCCAAAGCTTCACTGATCGCGAGGTCGACGTATTCACGGGTGGCCAGCACCACCGCCGGGTCGATCTTCAGCACGATGTTCGCCGAGCTGCTGACGATGAAGTTCATCCGCACCACTTGGGTCTTTCCACTGCCCTGGTCCAGCAACGGTTTGTAGCTCGGCGCGCAGTTGGCCACCGCCACCAGGTCGCCGTCGACATCGTACAGGCCGATCTCGCGAATCCACTCACCGCCGACTTCCGGCGGAATAATCTGCTCGGTGATGACCGTGTTGGGGTTGGCCGGATCGACACGGATCTGGTTGATCGGCGCCCGGCGCCATTCGTTGATCAACTGGGTCTGCAGGCGATCGGGAATCGGGTCGGTGCCGTTGGCATCGCCCAAGCCCATCTCGGTAAACATCCAGTCCAGGCCCATGGCGATGGCATTGGCGTGCTTGGCTTCACCGACCGCCGTGAGAATGGCAAAAAACTGACTGGTCTTATCAATCATAGGGATAAACGTCCAAAGTATCGGTTTCATCGACGCAGAGCGCCGGGCCAAAAGTACCGGTCACGTCGATGTCTTGCGGGGCCGGTGGGTACACGTCGATCTCTTCACCCTCTTGCACGCACACGGCAATGCCCAGCACCCCCTCGGTCTGCAGACTGAGCGCCAGGTTGGTCATGTGCCGGCTGACCGGACGGGCGTCGTCGATCAACCACGCCAGTTCCTCGTACAGTTCCTCGGTGATGCCGGCGTCATTCAGGCCGACCTCCAGAGCGAAGGTGCCGGGCACGCCTTCCGGCACGGTGTCGAACCATTCCACGACGTCGATCAGGTAGCCCAAGGGCTCGACCACCCGTCGCAGCGCACCGACGGTGCCTTTGCGCGCATGCACGTCATACGCCGAGCGGATCGCCGTGCGCTTGGCCTCCTGGGTCCAGTTGTTGTTCCAGCGATCCACCGACCAGGCCGAGGCCAGGTACGGCAACAGGTGTTCAGGGCAGGTGTCGGCGTTGTACAAACTGCGCAGCGGAATCAGCGTGTTTTCGTAGTTGGCCGCTTCCACGGCCAGCTCCAGCGGCGTGCTGTTTAGGGGTAGCTGACTACTCATGTCAGGCCCCCAGTGTCACGGTGTAGCCGGTGCAGTACGCGGCCTCAGCCTTGCTCGGTTTGATGTCGGTCCAGCCCAGCAGCTCAACCCGGGCGATGCCGGGAATGTGCAACTGCGCATCGATCCCCGAGCGCGCCACTTCGAGACCCAGACGGCGGCGAGGGTTGATCCACTCGCTCAGGCGTCTCTGGCTTTCGGCCAGATAGGCTTCGTTTTCCGGCCCCGGTGCCTGCGGGTACAGCACCGCTTCAATGTGGTAATCGATGACCACGGCGCTCTGCACCGTGAGGCGGTCGGCCACCGGCCGCACGTCTTCGTCATTGAGGTGCAGCCGGACCTCTTCCAGCAGTTCCGGCGAGGCAGCGCCACTGCCTTCCAGGCTGAGCACGGTGACCACCACCACGGCCGGTGACGGACTTTCCGCCGTGGCATCGGCCACCAGGCCCGAGGCATTGCGCGCATGCAGGATGTAGCTGTTACGCGGCCCCGCCGTGGTCAGCCCCTCATACGACAGCTGAACCCGCTCGCGCAGGGCATCGTCCTCTTCGAGCACCTGCGGCGTCGGCGGCACCGTGCTTGGATCTCCGGCCTGAATCACCAGGCGTTGCAGGTTGACGTTGGCCGCCAGGTGATCGAGGTCGGCCCGTTCGGCATGGGCCAACAGCAAGGCCTTGCCCGCGTCGTTGACCCGCGCCCGGTTCTGCAAGGCGCCATATGCGGCCTGCTCGATCAGCTTGAGTACCGGATCACTCTCCAGCTCCGCGCTCCAGTTGTCGCCCATGCTCAGGCGGAAGGCTTCCAGCTTCTCCTGGTAGACCACTTCAAAGTCGAGGTCTTCCAGCACTTGCGGCGGCGGCAGGGCCGCCAGTTCCATGGTCATGCGGACACCTCCAAAGTCACGTCGCTGCCCAGGTACTGCCCGGTCAGTTCAAAGGTGATACGCCCGTCGAGGATGGCCACGGCGCGCACCCGGCCCAGTTTCAGGCGAGGCTCCCAACGCCCGAGCGTGCTGGCCACTTCCGCCTGCACGGCACTTTTCCAGCCGTCATTGACCGGCAGGTCGACAAACCGCCGCAGCTTGCTGCCGTACTCCGGGCGCATGCGTCGACTGCCCAAGGGCGTCGACAAGATGTCCTCGATGGACTGGCGCAGGTGATCGAGGCCGGAAATCAGCTGGCCGGTGCGGCGATCCAGTCCGATCATCCCGATCATTGGATCAGCCCTCGACCGCGACAAAATCCTTGCGACCCTGCAAATACTCGATCGCCACCATGTCATCCGAGGCCACCGCAACCTGTCCTTTTTCCACTTTCAAGGTGCGCCCGGCCTCCAACAGGATCAGCACCCGCGAGGTGTAAAGGGTGTCGCGAAAGATGCTCAGCGTGGCCGGCGCGGGCGCATCCGTGGTGACCGGAACCGCCTTGGTTTTACTCGTCATGCTTTTTCTCCAGACATGAAAAAGCCCGCGCGCGGCGGGCTGAAGGTGAATGTGAACTCAATGCGAGTGATTGCTGCTGTTGCCCCCGACGTCCATGATCGTGCCGGCGCCGGTAATATCGCCGGATACACTCAGCGCGCCGTCGATGCTCACCTCGCCCGCCAGGGTGATCTGGCTGGCCGTCACCCGGATTTCAGCCGGCGTCACTTCAAACTGCGAGCCACCGACCGTGATCGTCGCGCGGCTGCCGTCGGGTAACGCGATGCTGTAGCTGCCGGCTTCCCAGTCGTAGACCAGTGAGCCGCCATCGTCGAAGTACCAGGCCTCGACGTGATCGCGGTTGTCCGGCGGCGTTCCGGCGTTGCCATACAGCCCCGGGATAAAGGTGCCCATGGCCGGATCACCGCTCGGGCTGAACAGCGCGCCCTGCTCCCCCGGACTCGGCGCCCGCCAGTGACGGGCCTTGCCGGCGGCCAGGCTGTGCCAGCGCACCCAGGCACTGACCCAGGTACCGGCCTTGACCCGCACCCGGCCGGCCATCAGATCGATGCCGACCACCACACAAGGCAGCAGCATTGCCGCAATCATCCGGTCGTGTTCAGCGCTGGCGTATCCCATGCCAGATCCTCCGGCTGAAAGTAATGGTCTTCGTTGCCGGTACCGGTGCAGCCGTCGACGTTCAGGTATAGGGAACCGGGCGGCTCGACTGGCCATAACCATTCGGTTTCGCCAATCTGGAACACCTGCTTCCACTCAACGATCCACACCACAAATTGCGCCAGCTCCGGCATCGAGTCATCCGGGAATGCACGGACGTCCTGCACCTCTTCGACAAAGTCCAGATCCCAATACTGCCCGCGCAGGATTTTGCTGATTTCGGCGGCCAGGATCGCAGCCTGCAAGGCCGCTTTACTGATCGTGGAATCGACCATGATGCACACCTGAAAGCGGCCGCTCAGGGAGGTTTTACCACTGCCATTGTCGGGTGCTTCGCCGATTTCCGTCAGGGCGAACAACACCGCCGGCAGACCGACTTCAGCATTCAATTCGGGGAACGCCTCGACGCTCACCACCGACGGTAAGCCGGCGCGGAACGTCGCCTCGATCGCATTGTGTAAGGTCGTCAGCTCATCCATTGTTCAAACTCAGTATGAAAGTGACCATGCCGGCGCCGTCCGGCTCGCGCTTGCTGACCTTGTAACGACCACCACCCTGCTCCACCGGTAGATCGATGGTAAGAAAGTTGTCTTTTTCGATGCCCACCGACTCCACCACGCGAGCGGTGAAGGTCGGCGCCAAGACGTTATCCGTCACGATGGCATTGCCCAGGCGCACACTCTTCGATTTGCCGCCGACATCCGCACCGACAAAGGGCGAGAAGAACGCACCGGACAGCGGCAGGCCGTCCGGCTTGATGGCCCGATCGCCGAGGCGATCGACCAACACTGCATCCATCCGGGCCGTGACGTCACGAAAGCGGCCCAGCGTGGTCACTGGATCAACAACGCTTCGGCAATCCCGCCGACCGGAGCGCTCATCAGCTTGCCGAATGGCACCAAATCACCGGTGGCCGTGAGCGGATCAACCAGCACGCCAGCTTGCAGGGCCACCTTTTGCCCCTGCAGCAGCACTGCATCGGCAGGCAGACGCCAGACGCCGTCGAGATGGCCGACCAGGACATCCCCCGCCACGCCACTGGCGATCGGGATGACCACCGTATCAACCAGCACCAACGGCACCCCCGCCGTCGCGCCACCGTCTGGCACCACAAAAGTCAGCGTACTGCCGGGACCCGAATAATTCTTGGACATGCGAATTTCTCCTGTACAGAAACAACAAACCCCGCTCGCGGCGGGGTGTTTAGGGAACTATTCAACCGTTACCGGCTGGCTTTCGCAGGTGGCACCACACCGACTGACTTGTTCAGACCGCGATAATCCAGCGCCGCGACCCCGGCATCGATCCGCACCTTGCTCGTCACACCATCAATGGTGAAACCTTGTTGCTGCTCCATGTAGGGCTGTTCAACGCCGTCCAGGTAAGCGACTTCGATGGTGTCAGCACCTTGGCGGGCGGCTTCATACCAGGTGACCGGCGAATCATCGTCCAGGCGTGGCTCGGCGATCACCGTGGCGAAATTGCGAATCGGGTTGTCGATGCCGGCATTGGTATCGACACCAGGCACCGACGCCGAGCGGATCAGTTGGTTGGTCTTGTCTTCCAGCGCCACCGGTACCAGGACAAACGCCGGGCGAATGTTCAGGGTGCGGGGCTTGCCGCCCTCGACCTGAGTTTTCTGCAAGGCCATGGCGGTCTTGGCCTTGCTCAGCGCTTCGATCGACATGTTCGCGCCGGCACCGGTGAACAGGTTGTTGCGCTCGGCATCGAACAACGCTTTGCCGTCGCTCATTTCCGGCGAATGGATCAGCGTGTCATAGACCAGATCGCCGATGGTGCCGCGTGCGGCCAGGCCCATGTTGTAGGGCACCGTGCTCAACTGGTCGAGGTCATCGTTGATGATCGCCTGACGGGTGATGCTGAACATTTCACCGTAGGTGGCCAGGCGGATTTTTTCGCCACGGTCATTGGTGGTGATGTACTTGTACTCCGCCCCTGGGCGAACTTCGCGCAGACTCGGGAACGCCCCCATGCCGACCCGCGATGCCACCTTGAAGTCACTCAAGCGGCCTTTTTTGGTCCACAGGTGATAGGTTTCCGGCGCCTCGTCCCAACCGAGCAGGACCGACTTGGCGGCGCTGTCTACCAGAATGTTGCCGAAGTCGCTGGAGTCATGGGTAAACGCCAGACCGACCATGGCCATCGGATCAAGGGTCGCCACCAGGATGCCGCGATCATGCAGCGAGGCCCGGGCCAGCTCGCGCAGGCTCATGTGGTTATAGGCGTTGTCTTTCTGGTTTTCCGCCTGCCCCAAACGACCCGCCAGCGAGGCACGCACCGAATCGCCGACCAGGTTGCCGTTGCTGATGTGGCCATGGTGGTGAGGTCCACCCGTTGGGGAGGTGGTCGAGCCCAGCGCAACCAGCAGTTTTTCTCGCGCCATCTCGGCCGTACAGCTTAGGTCATTCAGGCAGGTGTTGAGCAACTCGGTGTGGCTGGTGACCAGCGAACCACAGAACGCGGCATTGATCGCCGTGCGGCGAGCGCCATCCGCTGCCATGACCTGGGCACGCATCTGATCCAAGGTCAGCGCGACCGGCGCCGGATCGACCGCCGGGGCTGGGGTCGGGGCTGGGGCTGGAGCTGGTGTTGGGGCCGGTGCTGGGGTTGGAGCGGAAGCGCGCGGATCGAACAGATTTTTTGCCGAGGTAGGCATATTGGTGAACTCCTGCATTCGTTTTGAAGTGAGTTGAGCAGCCGCCTTGAACGGATCAAGCACCTTGTCAGCGAAACCGGCGGCCACCGCTTCGTTGCCATCCATCCAGGTTTCAGCCTTGAGCAGTACCTGGATGTCCTCAATCGATTTGCCTGACTTGCGCATGTACGCCTGAATCAGCGTGCTCTCGACCTTGTCGAGTAAATCGGCGTACTCGCGCATGGCATCGGCATCACCGACCTGACCCCCCCACGGCTTGTGAATCATCATCATGGCATTGGCCGGCATGTTGATTTCATCGCCGGCCATGGCGACCACACTGGCCATCGAAGCGGCGAGGCCGTCGATGTACACCACCACCCGCGCCGAATGGCCGCGCAGCAGGTTGTACATCGTGGTCCCTTCAAACACGTCGCCGCCCGGCGAGTGAATGTGCAGGTTGATCTGAGACACATCGCCGATGGCCGCCAAATCGCGGGCGAACTGTTTGGCGGTAATGCCCCACGCGCCGATCTCGTCGTACAGCATCACCTCGACCACCCCGCGCTGCTGCGCAGCACGGAGCGAGTACCAGCTTTCGCCGGGCTTATTCGTCGGGGTTATCGAGGCCCTCGGCCTCATCATCGGCAGGCTTCGTTTTGTTTTGCTGTTCATTGCTTTGCGTTTTTCCATAGGTCTCGTGATAGAAGTCCGAGCTGAAGACCAACCCCTGTTCTCGGTTGGTTTTGATTTCCGAAGCCCGGGAACGCTTGAGTTCCTGCGGGTTGCGCTGCCGCGCCCGCGCCACTTCTGACTCGTCGGCGAAGCCGGCTTCGACCAGGATCTTCCAGGCATTGGCCTCATGGATCGGGTTGATCCATGGCATCACCGGCCCCTGGTAAATCGCGCCAAACACCGTGTCCGGATCGACGTCGTCCGGCACTTGGATCACCCCACTGGCGATCGCCATGTGCAGCCATTCGCGATAGACCGGGCGACTCCAGTAGTCGATAAATTCGTGCTGCAGCAGGTCATAACCCGCCTGCCCCTCGACCAGCTCCTGGCGCTGCGCGGAATAGGTGCCGTCATAACTGCGCGCCACACTGGAGTAGGTGCCCCGGGTGCCGGCGGCCACGGCCTTGAGCTGACCGTTGCGAAAGCCTTCCAGAAAGGGGTTGGGGCGATTACTTTCGATCATTCCGACGTCTTCGCCGGGCAGCAGGCCGTCGAACACCATGCCCGGGCCGATGGGAATGCTCCGGGCGCTGACGCTCTGACCATTCACTGCAGACGGTGCCGTGTAGTCGTCCGGCGTGCCTTTTTTGATGTACATGGCCAGTGCCGCGCTGATACGTGCGGCAACCCGTTCGCTTTCCTCGTAATCCTTGATGTCAGCCAGACGGACCAGAACGGCATGCAGCAGCGGCTGCCCGCGGTTCTGACCGATGCGCTTGCGGTGCGCGATGTGAATCATTTGCTCGGCTGGCACACGTTTGGTGGCCAGGGTCAGCTGGTAACCGGCGGCGTGCCCGGGGTGATGCTTGACCAGGTGAAAGGCACGGACCCGGCGCCACTGATTGCGCTCGATCCCCTGCACAATGCCCTTGGCTTCATCGTTGTATTCCCACGGCAAGTAATCCGGCTCCAACAACTCCAGGGCGAAGGGCACCACGTTCAAATGCTCATAGCTGGGCACTCGCCCCTTAAGCTTCTGCGCCAAGGCTTCGCCATCGCGCAGCCAGGTGCGGCACACCTGTCGCTCCATCTGCGGGCGGGACAGTTCGCCGGACGTTTCCGGGTGCAACGACCACTCGGCCCAGCGGGCCTTGATCTGCGCCGCAAACTTCAGATGCACTTCCCCGGCGTAGCTCAAGGGAAACGGCTCGACCGCGATGCCCATGCCACCCACCACACGCTCCTCCAGACGATCAAACAAACCAGTAACGATGTCGTGGTCTTCGTCCAGCTTGCGGCATTGTTCGCGCAGGGAACGCGCCGAGCGCTGCAATGAGCGATCCGCGCTAGCGGATTGTTTCTTGGCTTGGTGCGTGCGAGTCATCTGCGCGGCTTCAAAGGCCATGATCTTGTGACGAGCATGCAGACGTTCAGCCACCAGCCCCGGAAACACCGGGGCCAGCACGCGATCCAGCAGGTTCATCGGAATGTCGCCAGCGCGTACGGCGGCTGCCCCGCCGCCGCAGCCTGTTGCGCTCGCGACCGACGCTCCCATTCCAGTCGGCCGGCACGGATTTCCTCCAGGTCATCCATGATCAGCTTGCGACCGTTAAAAAGGATTTCCTTGCCCTGCAGGATGGCCAGCTCGGCCTCCAGATAACGGTCCACCATGTCTTGAGCGGTTATAGCCATGCGCCTTGTCCTGTATTAAGCCAGCCACCCGACTCGGCGGGCTGGTCGGATGATTGTTCAGGCACTACCTCAGGCACCGACACCGTGGCAGGTGTCAGAGCGGCAACGGTGGCCCGTTTGCTTTCCTGTTCGTGACTCATCGGCACAGCCCAGGTGCCTGACGGCAACTGCTGTGCGAGCAGGTCGAGATTCATGCCAAAACGCTGTTGCGTTATGCGTAGCGCCGCCAAGGCATACACCAGGCAATCGAGCGCTTCGTTTCGACGTCCGCCGGCGTCCCAGCGCTGGACGCGCTGGTGTTTGACGATCACCCACTTGCGGCGCTCGGCAGTCAGTTGCCGCAACTCGTCTTCGCCGCAAATCATCTCGTTGGCAGGCAGGTGGATACAGCCAGGCACAGGCGCACCCGAACCGTCCGGCTGCATCTTGAGCCGACCATAGATCAGCTCTTTGGCATTGTCGGTACCCACTTCGACCAGATACGCACGTCCGCCTTTGACTTTGGTTTTCTTACGCGGCCAGGTCGCTATTGGCTTACCGTAGGTCGAGGCACCGAACACAGGAATTACCCACTGAGTGCCGTGCTTGATACATTCCTCACGCACTTCATCGCAGTAGTGACCACCTTGGTCCCAACACCAACGCTCGACGCCCATCACCGTGCCATCTGCCCGGGTGAAGGTCTTGTGGATCTCGATGCCGACCTTGGCCCGTAGCTCGATGCTGCCCGGGTCACCTTGCAGCACAAACTTATGAACCAGCCACGCTTCCTCACCTGCGCCAAACGCCCAGACCCGACCTTCATAGCGGTCATCCTGGGTATCAATACCGCCGAACAGGGCAACCGCTTTCGCCGGCACTTGCGGGTAGATCTCCCGGCGCGCGTGTAACTGCTGCCATTCCAACTGCTCGCCTTGGTCCTCTTCCCATGCTTCGCCCAAGGTGGTGTTGACGAAGGTTTTGAGCTTGCCCCGATCCTTCTTGATCTTTAGCCATTCCGTGACGACTTCGGCCCAGGTCACAAACTCCGAGTACACCGTCCAGATATGGAAAGTCACCGAACGCGGCGGCTGTATCGACTCGTCTGCAGCGCTGAACCAAGCCATGCCGTCGCGCGTCCAGATGCCGGTCCGCTCGCAGATGTAGCGGCCGTTGACGGATGCCGCGACCATTTCATGGTATTCGAACGTGCAGCCATGGCCTGACTCGCACAGATACCAGGCCTTGATCACCTGCCCCAGCTCATCCACGGCCCACTTGATACCGAACGGCGTAGCCGGGTCGCCCCACTTTAGGTATTGCTCGGTACCGCAGCACGGGCACTTGATGTTGAAGCGAAGAAAGTGCGGGGAATCGTTGGCCGCCCGCGTGATCTGGCAGCCCTCCCCCGAGGTTTCCTCATTGTCGTCAGCTACAACTACTGTCGTCGGGGTCGATCCGCGTATGGACTTTTTGAACGTAGCGCCTTCCAGGCGCTTGTCGCCAAGGATGGTGGGAGCACCCTCACCCTCGATGTCAGCGTTAAACTTCGAAAGCTCGTCATAAATCACTTCATCCGGGCTTTTCTCCCGGTAGTTTTTTGCCGCCGTACCACCCAGGCACCACAGCATCTTGGCGTTATCGAAGCGCTTTTCATCCAGTGTGTTATCGCGATGCTTCACCCCATACCAAGGCGCCAAAGCGCGCACCACAGGACTGTCACGAATCATCGTTTCGATGTGCCGCTTCATCATCCCGTCAGCGTCGCCATCGGTTGGGCACCAGACGATGACGTTGCGTTTCTTGTGCTGGACCTTGTAGCCCATGTTGGCCACCAGCATTTTGGTGTAGCCAACCCGCGCCGATTTCAGCACGTTCACTTCACGGATCAGGTCGTTACCCATCGCGTTGAGAATCGCGACCTGAAAAGGCGCCGTCGTCCAATCGCCCTCTTGATAGGACGACTCGGACGACAGATAGAAATGCTCATCGGCCCATTCAACCGCTGTGCGCGGTGGCTCTTTGTAGAGGCCGGCGAGCCCCTTGCGGACACCCTCAACCAGCGCCCTCATCCAAGGTGTCGACAAACTCATCAAGCAACTCCGGCAAAAGATCAGCCAAGCCGACCGCATCATTACGCGTCACGGCGACTTCGCGCTGGATCGCCTCAAGGTGACGCACCTCGATGTCGGGGCACTTGCGCTTAACTTTCAAGTGCACGGTGTCGAGGGTTGACCCGAGCTTTGCGCTCAGGCGAGACAATGCGAACAAGCAAAAATCAACCGGGACCAGCTTCTTGGCCTTCACCTTGTTGCGCATTTCCTGAGCGTCCGCCTGCTCAGTTGTCAGACGCAATTTTTGCTGTGCCTGTTTGTACTCAATGAGCGGATCGATCGGATCACCGTTGTCGTCGACAGGTTGGTCTTTTGTCACCTGGTGCTTGAGCCGGTTATCCAGCACGGATCGAACGTCATAAAAGACATCGCGGCCGATCTTCGCAATGGGCTGAACGCCCCATTTATCAAAGGCCTGAGTCGTGATGCCGAGGCTGGTAGCCATGCGCGACTTGTTGAGCCAATGAGGCTCTCGGGAGATGGTCGGATTGGCCATGGACTAAACAACAACCTCGATTCAAAAATGGGTCATATATAGCGAAGCAGCGGGGCCCGAATTACCCCCTGCCCCCCGCCCCCTCGGGAGGACCCGTTGAATTTGCGCCAGGGCAAACAAGTCGAACATCACCAGCCAGAAACCGGCCTTTCTTGCTCGTTGTCAGGGCTTGGCAGTGGCCATTGCATCGGCAAATGCACCGCAGAACTCAGTGCTGTAGTTGGCCTTGCAGATGTTGTTGGCGATCTTGAAGAACGGGAAGATCGTGCGGTACATCGGCGCGCTCCGACTGAAGACAAACATCGGCCTGATGGCATCGCCGAACGTTGTGTCTTTGCGTTCCCATACACCGGTTGTTCCACCGACAGTGCCGGAGAAATAGCTTTTGGCGTTGCCCTTACGTTGACTGCGCTTGCTGTTCGAAGCATTGGCCTGGTAGCCACGCGACGTTTCGGCAGCGCCAAGGCCCGACAAGATCCGGGTCATCGTTCCTCGGGAAACGTTGCCATGCTTGTCGAGCACATTGGGATTAGGGATCGCGAACTCGCTGGACTTCATAAAGCCACGCGCGATCAGGGCCTTTTCAAAGCGCTTGTGCGGTCGTGGCCCGCCCCTGACAGTCTGCTGAAGGTAGGTATCAGCGGGAATGCCAGAGGTCCAAGAGTCCTTGAAATAGACTTCGGCCGGCTTGCTCTTGGTGGCCATTTTGACAAACAGGCTGTTCATCGTAGTCCGCGTTGGCCGGTCCAGGCGCTGCGCCATGACGGCCAGCTCGCCCTTCTTGACCCGCTGGGCCAAACGGGTCGCGGTCAGGGCAAGCACATGCGGAATATGCTTTTTCTCCAGCTTCATCAGCGCCTCGGACACGGGCGTCATGTCTGGCGTGATCTTGATTTTAACCATTTAACGAACCGCTACGTCAGGGTTATAACTGTCTGGCGGCCCATTAAGCGGGTCATAGCAAGCCATGATCACGCCCTCGTCGTTGAAATAAAGATTGATCAGCCGCTCTGGGTTTTCTGGGCTACCATCGCCACGCATTGCGCTGACCCATATCAGCGATATCCGTTTAGCTTGTGGAGGAATGTGGCGTTCGATGGACATAGAAAATACTCAACGATTGCGTGAAACACTAAAAAAGCTGGAAGAGGCTTTTCGTCGCTATAACGTGCCCGGCAAAGACCAATCTGCTTTGCGAGCGATACAGCAGCTTTGTGTTGGACTAAAGGGCGAGAACGACTACATCACCGAAAAAGCAAGTCGGATTGCAACGCTCGCCGGCATCTACTACAGCGCAAGGTACGAGAGGCATCCCGGCGGAGAAACAGACCTGATGTCAGAAATGAGCTTTCAATTGCCAAATGTAATTCGGAGTCAGATCAGTCATCTCGAGCGACTACAGGGAGACGCTGAGGTTTAAAGCACAGTCTCAGGATTCAGCCTGGTCGGAAACACCCGCTTTCTTGGCCAGGAACTGGGTATATAAGCCGCCCGCGACATCTGCGCCGATCACGGCAATGACGATGCCCAAGCCTGCAGCAAGATAAAAATTGCTCCACAGCGCCATCGCGAGCAGCAGCGTAGCCATGCCCAACAGGCCAGACGCAAGAAAGCGCAGGGCTACACGCTGGAGGATCTGCCGAAGACCAAGGTCAGTACCTGATGCTCTCAACATCTCCCCAGACAAACCGGCCATGCTCAACAATACCAATAGCCAAAGGGGCACATCAGCGAGCGCCTGATGCTCTGTGTTCATCTGTAGTCCTCGAATAGGTCCGGCCTCTATGTCACTGTCATCCGCTCGGAGCAAAGAGCCAGGCATAGGGCCGAAAACGAAAAAGCCCCGCTCGATGGCAGGGCTTAAAAAAGGGTACAAAAAACACGACTCAATGGTCGGGTTCTTGAAAGGCGTCTCGCTGCGTTCACAGCAACACACGCTGCTATAAAAGCAGGTCTATTCCGCGCGGAAAAGGTTTTTCCGTAGCGTATGCGAAATTGCACCCAACTTGACCACACGATTGCAATCGATCTAACCATCAGATGCATGGAATTTGCCCATCATGCTTTAACTATGTTGGACAGAAAACAATGCACGTTAGTCCTACGCGACAGGCGTCAACCGGCCAAAAATGGATGGTGGACAAGATGATGTCAAATTGGCATTATCGCTGATACTGCTTTCGACACTAGAGGGCAGCCGGGCTTGTCGTCATTTTTGTCGCGTGTGCCGCGACCACCTCTAAGATAGATAGCTTCAGGCAGTTTGAGGCGACTACGAAAAATATCGATTCATCTTGGATATATCGGAAGGCACCATGACTAATAGTATTTGCGCCGGCTCATTTGAAACTGAATTGGCGAAAAGGCTTTCCCTTCTCGTCAAGGATGTCGATGAAGTCACTGAGATAGATGTTGTTCATTGCTACAGAGCGGTCGCTGCTTCGCTAGGTCTTTTTACTTCTCCTGCCGATGATCTTCATGCACAGGATATTTATGCGACTGTGGCTGAGTTGGCGATTCAGAATAGAGATACTAACTTGAAAGTAATTGAGAGGAAAATATTCGATGCGATTTATATGCATTGAATCACGTGCGCCCGATCATACCGGATGGTTTTGTACTGACAGGCAGCTTAGGGTCGTTTTCTGCCTGTCGTGACGGGCAGAAATCGGCCAAAAGCGGACGCTCACAAGTAGACGAGGAATTACGCATAGGCATGATACGTTATCAGACACAAACGGCGAAAAGCGCTACGCCACTTATGTCGTCTACTTATAGTTAGGGTTTTCAAACATATGCAAAACGATTGGACATTCGATCAAGCGAAGAATGTTGCAGCCATAACGACGCGACAGGCACTGCGGGAAGGACTCCCTATCCTGTGCGTAGTCCATTACGGTGATGATCATTCTTGGTCATTCACCTGTGGCACAACTAATGACCCATCTGATGCCCTAGTAGTCAGCATGGAATGCATAGTCGAGCACGATCCGACATTGATCGACATTGCAAACCTTCCGCCTGGTTGGGGTGCCTACCGTGAAGCCTTGGGTAGCGAATGGGAGTGCTACGAGATGGAGCAGGCCGAGTGAATACTCAGCTATCTGCATCTGCCTAACGCCCACCGCCAACATCCAGCAGATGCGGGGCTCTTACTCAACCATGGGCATCCACACAAATAGTGTAATCGTTAGCCTATGTCCACAATGGGTCGAAATCGGCCCTTCCCGATGTGCGTTGCGACTGACAAATCACGTTCAGATCAGGCAAGCCGGCCGTGACCTAAACTAAATTTACATTGATTTTTTATAGTAGTTTTCGATCTCGTAAACAGCATCAAGCAAATCATCATCTTCTGTCCACTCCCCAACTCCACGAGTCAATCCAAGGCCAGTACCTTGAGGAACTTCGCCCTTTGATTGTCTCGGAAGCCCGCCAGAGATTGCCATGTCGCGGAAGCCCATGAGATTCTTCACTGTTGTGTCTGCAGACTCAACAATAAATGCATCCCTGGTACGGGCCTTTATTGTTTCTGCAATAGCGATTGCAGCATCGAGCAATCGCACAAACTCTTTTACGGCAGCATCTACAGCGATCATTTGCTAAAGCTCCGAGTTTCAATGGTCCAGTTAGGATCAAAAAATTGAAACGATACTGTACACCATCACCGTTAGAGGCTGTCCGGTTTACCCAATTGTGGGGAGGCCAATCTCGGCATCCAATCAAGCATAGCCATTTACGCAGTACATTCACCGACGGCTATGGGTCGACTTCTGCCCTTCGGGACAGGCACAAAACGGCCAGGAACAGTCGTTCGGTAGTTGGAGGGGTAAAGGGGGCGGATTTATTTACCTAGGCAGCGGAAAATAAATCCGTCCCCTTTTTGCTACGGAATTTCTAAGATTACGCCGCAGCCAAAGTCACCGGCACCGTCTTGCTCAAAAATTCCGGGCTTACTTCGTTAATTCGAACGCACATGACGCGAACTGATTCCTTTACCGGTGCTGGAGCGGTACGGAGTTGGCGCACTAGCTCCTGTCGGCTCGCATCGCCATTCATCAAGCGCATGAGAATGATGGATGCCCAACGTGGCGACGAAGTAAAAAGCGCTGGAAATACCGACAGCAGTGCCGACACATATGACGCATACGGAGCTACATCGAGTGATTCAGCCGCGTGAACAAGCGTAAACATCCCTTCATCATATTCAGCCTTGTCGGAAAGCATTGAGAGCAAATCTGCTGCCAAGTTCTTACCGCCTTCGGCCAGCATGACGTCAACACGCGCGTCGATTACCGTGGGGCGTGCGCCCTCCGTTTCAATCTCGCGACGCAGTGCTTGAAGTTCGCTATCGTATTTTGCGTTCATCGTCTTCACTTCGCAAAAATGGTGGGGTAGTTAGTCTTATTCATCTGTATCAAGTCTTGCAGGGCAGCTCGGATTTCAGTAAGAGCTTCGTTGGCGCATGGAAATCCTGGCGATTAAGGGTGATCGCGTCCGCTTAAAAAACGCGGACACCATCGCCCTTAATGCTGGCGTTCGGAAGATGACTTGGCCGGACGTTTACTCATTGGTTATTGCTCCATCCACCGACCGCTTCTGGCCGATTTCCGCCTGTCATGACGAGCGGAAATCGGCTAATACATTAAGCAGCTTGCCGCATTGCATCGACAGCACAATCGATCCACGCGATGCCTGCTCTCGCCAATTCCCGTACCTTCCCTTCACTTATGCCGTAGTGCTTACCAACCCGAACCATAGGCCATTTAGCACCGTAGTAAAGCCAAATAATATCGCCCATTTGTCGATCACGGTGTGAGAGCCGCGCAACTGCGCTATCAATAGCTCCGGCCCATTCATCAGTAATGCAATAGCTTTTGCTAGCCGACACTTGCGGCATTGCCTGACGCATTAGCGCCAAAGTCGGTGAAATGTAGATGGGGACACCAGCCCCATCCATCCGCCACCAGCCCCATTGCTCCAACAGGTATTCAGTATCACCCAAAGGTCGGCCTGCCGGCTTTCGAATCATCATGTTCTCAATCCCCTGTGTAATTCGCTCCGCCGGCACCGCGACGGTTGTTCTGTTGGTAGTACGCGGCCGGGCCAGATATCGACGAGCCCTGCTGGAGCACTTCAATTTCGTGCTGCGCCTGCTGCAATTTGAAGCTCAGTTGGGTAACTAATTCGTCGGAAGAAAGCACCAACCTACTACCCAGAACAACCCAACCTGAGCCGTTGCAAGCAGTACAAATCCGCTCATAACACACCCCTTCTACTACCGCTTTGCCCTTGCAAATCGAGCAAGGCTCCAGCTCGATCCGCTCCCTTTTAATGCCAAGGCCCTGCCCTTTCTGCATGTTTAAATCCTCTTGTAAGATTAATTTCTGTTTTCGGCTTCAGGCCAACCATCCCGAGGGATCCAGGGCTATCGGCTTATTCGCGCGTCTTGCTCCTGTCTTGTCCTGCAATGCATCAAAACCCTGTGCGTCGAGCCAGCCGTGCCACCGCTCCAAGGCGTTGCGCTTTACCACCTCGCCCATCGCCTGAAAGTAGGTGCGCTCCAGTTCGGTCAGGGCGTGGTTGAGTAGCAGTTTTCCCACCAGTGAATCGACACCGAGGTTGGCCCAGATGGAAGGCGCCAGTTTGCGCAGGTCGTGACTGGTCCACTCGCCCGCTCCCAATCGGGCAAAAATGGAAAAGGCCTGGCTGCGTGACATCGGGCGCCCCGCACGTGACGTCGCCGGAAACAGGTACGCCCCGTCGTAACCCTGGGCCCGCTGCTGCGTACGGTAACGTTCCAGAAAAGCCACGGCCTGCGTGGTCAACGGCAACAGGTGATCGCGCTTGGATTTGGTGTCATCAGCGGGGATGAACCACTCCCCCGCATCCAGATGGATGTTTTTCCACTTGGCCAGACGGGTTTCGGTGATCCGCGTGGCATGGGTCAGCATCAATACCAGCAGCGTCACGGCCGCCGGTTCCGTGATGAACGCTTCGCCCCATTCGGCCAGCAGGTCCACCACGGCGACGTGTCGCAAGCGCGCGCCCTTGGGCTTGATTTTGGCCTTGGTGAAGTGACTGAACGACACCCCGAGCAGTGGATTTACGGTGATCTTTTTCAGCGTCAAGGCGGCGCCGAACACCACCTTCAGTACGTCCAACACCGACTTGACATAGGACAGGCTGTACTCGGCCTGCATGTGCCAGACCAAGTGTCGGTCCAAGGTATCGGCATTGAGTTTGCACAGCGGCAAATCTCCGAGAGCGGGCAATAATTGGCAGCGGATTGCCGACAACGACGATCCCCGGCGGCATTTGGACAAACTGTTATCGGTATTCAAGCGCGCGGCATACCACTCCAGCACCTGCCCGACCCGCTCCCATCCATCCACTGTGGCTGCTGCCGTCGGATCGGCCAACAAACGGGCTTGTACTAACGGCAAGTTGTCGAGCATCACCCGCGCAGGCACGTCGGGCCAGTTGGCAGCCTTTTTCCATTTGGCACCCTTGTCGAAACGCACCAGGTGCCAACTGCCTTTGCTGCGGTCGTGACGGTAACGAAAGCGCAGCGGGTGCCGCGGGTCTTTCAGCTCGGTTATGGTCGGGTCGATGGCATGCTGTTTGATAACGGCATCAGACAGTTTCACCGTCAGAGTTTTCAACGGAGCAGTCATTGGTTATCACCTCTTTTTCCAAGCAGGTCGACCACTTCAAATGTCGTGGGCCACATCCAAGCGCCGTATCGCTCGGCCATTGCCTGGTCAAAGAACAGCGCCAATGCGTGATCGGGGGGGCTGCCCAAGTCCAACTTGTACGAGCAGCAGAACACGGCAAACCGATAGTTTGCCGGATCCGGAATAGCCAAGCGGCGATCGAGCATCTCCAAGCTGATCCCTATACGCTTGGCAGCGTTCATCAGAAGCCCTCCTTGCCGCGTTGGGATTCCCACTCGAATGCCACGCCGATGCAGCCGTTTTCGCGAATGCGGTCGACACAACGCGCACCAATGGCGTCGTTCAGTTCGGAGGGAGACAGGTTGCTGACGATGATCGTCGGACGGCATTGCTCGTAACGACCATTGATGATGCTGAACAGGGTGGCCAACTCGAACTCGCTCTGTTTGGTTGCGCCGACCTCATCGAGCACCAGCAGGTCCGCGCCGATCACCTCACGCAGGATGTGCGCCTCGGACTCGCCGGAGCGATCATTGAACGTCGCTCGGATCTCGCCGATGAGCGTACCCACCGTGCGGTAGATCGCCTTGACCATGCATTGGTTGATCAGGTGACTGGCCGAGGCAATGGCCAAGTGGGTCTTGCCGGTGCCGACCTTTCCCAACAACAACATGCAGCGACCTTCCCGGCGATGTTTCGAAAAGTTGTCGACGTAGTCGGTACACGCATCCAGGGCAATCTGCTGGGCCGGATTCGACACGACGAAATCGGCGAATGTCTTTTCCGCGAAACGCTTCGGAATCCGCGCGCTTGAGTGCTGAACTATCCGAAACTGACAGCGTTTGCGCTCAAGTTCTTGCATGTCGCGCTTGTTGCTGGCGCAGATGGGGCAACCAGACAGGCTGCCGCCCTTGAGAATGACCGCCGTATAAGCGCCATGATCCAGGCAGCGCGCCGGCTGACGGCCGAAGACGCCGAATTTGCGGTCCATTTGAGCGCCGAAGTTAGAGACGGAAGGTGCCATTGGCGTTCTCCTTGGTGCCGGCCTTGTAATCACGACTGTCGAAGCCGGAGTGCCGACTGGTCGGATGTGGATGTGCGGGGCTGACCGATTTGTCGGGGAAAATCCCCGTCCATCCGTTGCTGATCGAAAGGGTCAGCACAGAATCGGGGGTTGGATGGCTCGCCAAAGCCTTGGCCTGTTGTTCACAGCTCTTGGCGGTGAGGGGTTTGTGGATTTCCTTGCGGTGCTGGCACCAGTCGGCCCAAACCTCGACGCTGACGTTCTCCGGTTTGGCGGTCAGCGGGTCGAATTTTGATGATTTATCTGGCGCGTTAGCGCCCTGCCTCTCCTGATTTCTGGTTACCTGATTGGTACCCTGATTACTGGTACCCTGATTACTGGTACCCTGATTTGTCGGAGATTTTTCCGACCCTCCTCGGATATTTTTCCGACCCTGTTCGGAGATTTTTCCGATCTTTCCCGGAGATTTTTCCGAGGTAGATCGGATTTTTTTCCGCCCCTCAAACGCCTCAGAGGTCGGATATTTTTCCGACCCGTCCAGCTTGCGATTCCACTCTTTGGCTTTCTCGGTCAAGCGAAACAACGAAACGTTCGCGGTGCTGGATAACTCCACCAAACCTGCTTTTTCGAGCCCTTTGAGAAGCCGATACGCCGTATCGGGTTTATCGGTGAGCAGAGGCAATTCCTCAATGATCTTTGCCTTGGTCAAGACAAAGAAAATTCCGTTATCGGTCTTGATTGCTTTGGCCCAGCTGGGGCATTCGTAGACGAAGGAAAACAATTGCGCCTGCTGGGAGTTCAATCCCCACTCCAGCGCTTTCACTTGGTTGATCGTGATGGTGAACTGCATATCAACCCTTCCCGCTTGGGATTCGGGCGGGGCCATTCGATTTGTACAATTCAATCTGTGCGATCACCTCCTCGTGTCGTGCAGCCAAGTACTTGGCATGCCCGGCCAAAATATCTGCCGCTTCCGCTGCAGTGATTTCGCCGTCATCCAGTGCCATGGCGAGAAGCTGGTCAACCCGGCCGCGTTTCACAGAGGTACGCAAAGAGCGCCGATGGATGTCGACGTTGTCCAGATCGGCAACCTCAGGCAGGCGAACAAACACACCGCCATACATTGCGCAGACGTAATCCGGTAAGAAGGTAGTTTTCGCTTCAGTCTCAAGCGTGCAGATCTCATCGTCGGTGAGGGGCTTGACCCCTGCCGACTCGTAAATCCGGTTCTTGAATCGCTTGAGATTCACCTCACCCAGGAAGTCAGAGGCGTATGCAAGTCCGCCCGGAAATGCATTGGCAGCGGCAATGACGGCTTTGCGGCGGGTGTCTAGTACTGGCAATTTCATCGTCTAGTTTTCTCTCGGCGCCGTTGCGCTCAAAGTTTGCTCATGAAATGGGCAGCATCCGGCGACGCGACCTTTTTGCGCTTTGGACCGGGAATGGTCTGAGCTCTTCAGCTGTGAAAGAGCCATCTGCGTGTTCAGTAACAAAAATGTCACGACCAACCTGCAGAGCTTTGTTGAGCGACCCTTGTGACATCCCAAGCAGATTTGCTGCGTTGGTTTGCCCGCGTGCACGGGCAAACTCATCCAGACTTTTTCGGCTCATTTCGCCGATCTCCTTTATTAAACACCCTACAAGTATCTCCGGCGGAATTTAATTAATCAAGCCCGGCGGCATTTGATTAAATATCGCCGCTAGGAATAATCGTGGAATGAAAAAACGCGAACTCGAAGACTGGGAAAAAGAAGAGTGCTCAGCACTCAAAGCGGCTGTGGATGCCTTCAACGCAGGCAAATCGCGGCGTGACGCCCTGACTCAGGGAAAAATCGCAGATGCCCTAGGCATAAATCAGGGCTCCGTCAGTTCGTACCTGAACGGCTACAACGCACTGAATGCGAAAGTCGCTAGCGCAATTGCCGGATTGATTTCCAAACCCGTGGAGTCATTCAGCCCTCGACTGGCTGATGAGATTGCGAAAATGGCGCAGTCCAGCTTCGAATCTAATGTCGAGGCTGGTCCCCCCATCTATTCCTCACCTCGCAGAATTAATATCGAAGGAACCGCACAGCTCGGCAGCGAGGGATATTGGACAAGCCTTGACCAGGCAGCTGGCTGGGTTGAGACCTACTCCAGAGATGAGGACGCCTACGCACTTCGGCTCAAGGGTGACTCAATGGCACCAGCGATCCGTAGCGGGTGGGTCGCTGTCTGCGAACCCAATCACCGCCTAGTGCCAGGTGAGTATGTGATGGTCACCACCGTTGATGGACAAAGCATGGTTAAAGAACTTCTCTTCGAGACCGAAGAAGAGGTCAGCCTCATGTCGATCAACTCCGCTTACGGCGAGCGGCTGACAGTAGCTCGGATTGATATCGAGAGAATCCATTACGTAGGGGCAATTCTTGCCCCCAGCAAGGTGCTGGGCAGAATCTAAATTTGAGCCCTTCGATTTGTCTCTAACTCCCTTGGACACCTCCCTCCTGAAGCCCGCAAATTGCGGGCTTCTTTCTGTTAAATGATTGTTTTTAATCGTTAATCTTTAGCGCTTAGGATTCAAGCCATTCACTGTGTATCCATACATAAAAGGAGCAGTGCTATGGCAAAGCCAAAAAACAAACCAACACCGCCAAATTCGTTTGAGCTTCTTGGATTCCGCATCCAAAAAATCATCAGCGCCCCCGCCGCCCAAAAACGAAAAACGGCAGTCATTTGCAGGGAAGCAGATGAATGCCTTAAGGACTGGAAACGGCTCCTTGAAGAAATAGCAGAAACCGAGCACGTACTAGTGCATCGAGAAGATGACTGCACCGCGCGCATCTCTTGGGACCTCCCCGCAAATATCTAGCCCAAAGCAAGCCCTCTCAGCCGGGCTTTTTTCATAGAGCGGAAATATATCTCCGGCGGCATTGACTTTATATATCCCCGGCGGCAATACTTGCTCGCCGCAGTGAATCGCAGCGGCAATACGGGGCCACCCGCCGCTCTTTAACAACCCAATCGATTCAAAGCTGTCAGCTGCAAAAAGACTAACGCACCAGGTGTGGGCGACTCCCACCTAAGTGCGCCGTATCTGAGTCCCGCTGACAGCCCAAACAGATTTCACTACATAGCCTTGGCAACAGGGCCATGTGGGAAATCCCCTCCCCTGTATGAGGAAACACCATGTTCGGAATGAAAAAACTCTTCGGAAAACAAGTCGGCAACGCCCAGGCCGAAATGAAGAAGGTCGTTAACCGCGATTTGATGCAGGCCATCGTCGGTGGCGGCCTATTGGTCGCTGCGGCTGATGGTGAGATTGAAGCCAGCGAGGTTTCCAAGCTGGATGAGTTGATTCGCTCCAACCCGAATCTGACGCACTTCGGCAGCGAGATCACCGAAACCATCAATCGTTTTACAGGCCAGTTGAACGCCAACTTTCAAGTAGGTCGACTGGCGATCAAGCGAGAACTGGCCGACATAAAAAACGTTCCAGCCGACGCGGAGGAAGCCTTCGTCAACATTCTTGCCGTTGCCCAAGCTGATGGTCAGATCGAGCCAGCAGAGTTGGTGGTGCTGAAGGAAATAGGCATGCACTTTGGTCTGCGCTTGGCTGACTTCGGTATCGAGGTATGAAGTCCGCGACAAAGGTTCTGCTGATCCTGCTGACATTGATCGTCGGCGGCATATTGCTGAGCAACGTAGCCTCTCGGGTCACTTGCTCCTACTACGGCATCCAGACTGACCGAGAGACCCGCTACGCAGCCTTTGTTGGCTGCATGGTTCTGGTTGACGGAGCGTGGTACCCACGCAATGAAATCCGCGTAATGCAGTGATGTTTCACTGATGCCGCTTCTTGCAAGGCGGCATTGGGAAACCTACTCACGCAAGGAAATGGACAATGCTGATTTTGACTCGCAAAGAAGGCGAAAGCATCAACATAGGCAACAACATCACGATCACAGTGCTGGGTGTTAGCGGCAAACAGGTACGCATCGGGACAAGCGCACCCAAGGATGTCGCTGTGCATAGAGAAGAAATCACGCAGCGCATTCAGGCGGGCCTATCGACGCTCCTGATGGCATCACCAGCGATCACTTAAGCGGGTCTTCGTGACGCAAACAATAGCCCGGTTTCGATCGGGCTTTTTTACGCCAGCCTTTTATCAATCAGCCCCCTTTCCTGCCCAATGGCCAGCAGCAGGTGGTCAGGGTGCTGATGAATACACCTAACCTACTCCGAGGGAACAACCATGCATCCGTCATTTGAAGAACGCATCGATGAAGTCGGTGAGCTGCTGCAACGAACAAAGGCCGCCCGCTCCGGGTTCTACAGGCGTATTGATCGACGAGCCCCAGCCAAACCGGTGCGTTACCAAGTCGCTGGCGGAAGCTTCGGCATGTACCAGATTAAAGACCTCACCACCGGCAAGACACGGGCCTTCCGTAACGAATACAAGGCTGCTCACGACCTGGCCATGCAGTTTGAAGCCAAGGCGAATCGCCAGATTACGGTGGTGCAATGAAAAAGCGAAAGCCCAACAACATGCGCACGCGGATAGAGCGAACGAGCCGAGCGCTGCTTAACGCCAATCACGTCGCGGTGGTCCACATCGACCCCAGCGGGCGTCAAGGGATGATCAACAGGAAGACCTGCAAGAGCATCCCGCCAGGACAGCGCATGGCCGAAGCAGTCTGCGACTTTGCCTATCGCTGGACGATCTATGTCAGCGTCCAGTGTCGAGATCAACGCGGCCACCGCTACACCAAATCGGTAGAGGTCGCCCCTCAAGGCAACTATCTGGCCGCCCACCTCGATGACGTGATCGAGGACACCTACAAAGCCCTGGTCGCCGAGAGTAATCCGAATCACCAGGTCGCGTCGGGCTGGATCGCCACTCCCGCCGAAATATCGCTATCTGAAGAGCAGGCCGCCCGGATGTTCGACGTCGTGGGTGTCTGGAGTCAACAAAAGGAACGCGAGCAAGTTTAACCACCTTCTGCCGCAACGCTCGGCATGGAGAAACATCATGGAATCCGAAATTCTTTCGGACGAAGAACTGGCGATTATCACCGGTTACAAGGCTAGGGCTTCCCAGCGACGTTGGCTGATCGACCACCAATGGGTCTTCATCGAAAGCCGAGGCAAGCGCCCATTGGTTGGACGGCACTATGTCCGCATGAAGTTGGGCATGGTGTCACCTTCGGCTCTCAACCCGCCCTCCACTCCCGCTGCGCCCGCATGGACGCCAGACTTCTCACGAGTGAACTGATATGCGCCCCCGCAATGCCGAAACACGCAACTTGCCGCCGCGGATGTATCAATGGACACGTCCCCGGAAAAGCGGAAAAACCTGGATTGCTTACTATTACTTGGACGGGTCGGGAAAGGCGATACCGCTAGGCAAAGACCTGGATAAGGCCAGGATCAAATGGGCTGAACTCGAAGCCAAGGAGGCCCCTCTCGATCTTCGAACCATGAAGGGCATCTTCGATAGGTACATACGCGATATTGTCCCCAAAAAAGCAGCACGTACCCAGAAGGACAACCTCTCAGAAATCAAGCAACTACGACCAATGTTCGACAGCGCACCTATCGATGCAATAACACCTGCAGCAATTGCCGGTTACAGGGATGCACGCTCAGCAAAAGTGCGGGCAAATCGCGAAATCGCTACCCTCTCCCACGTATTCAACATGGCACGAGAATGGGGTCTAACCACAAAGGAAAACCCCTGCCAAGGAGTCCGTAAAAACAAGGAAACCCCGCGCGATTACTACGCAAACGATGCGGTCTGGAATGCGGTGTACCAGAAGGCAGGTCAAGAGCTTAAAGATGCCATGGACTTGGCTTACCTGACCGGTCAACGGCCAGCGGACGTGCTGGTAATGCGCAAGGATGACCTTGAGGGAGGATTCCTGATGGTTCAGCAAAACAAAACCAGCAAAAAACTTCGAATTCAGACTACCACTGACGGCTCTGCAAACAGCTTGGGCTTGCTGATCACCCAGATCGCCAAACGTAATGTGCAGCATCTGTCGAGTTATCTGATTGTTAGTCAAAGAGGAAAACGGATGACCGCTACCATGCTGCGTAAGCGATGGGATGAGGCAAGAGAGAAGGCGAAGCAGGCGGCAATTGACAATGGTGACACACTCTTGGCGAGCCGGATTGCAGAGTTTCAATTCCGAGACATCCGACCTAAAGCGGCATCAGAGATCACGGATATTGGTGAGGCCAGCTTGCTGCTAGGACATACCAAAGGCGACATTACCGAGCGCGTTTACCGTCGTGTAGGCGCTATTGCTAAGCCCTCAAAATAG